GCGGCGGCGCCGGCCGCGTTGGTGGTGGCTTCGGCCTTGTTGGCTGCGGTCTTTGCCGTGGCGGCCGCGATGGTGGTTTGTGCTTCGGTTTGCACCGCCTGCGCGTTGACGATGGTGGCGGTCGTTTCTTGCTCTTTTATCGTCTTGTTGGCCGCGCTCACCAAACCGAAAATGCGCATTACTTGGTTCAGCGCCTTGAAATTCTCTTCCATCTGCAGCACCGCGTTGAGCACCGCCGAAAGCTTTTGCCATGCCGAGGCGTTGCCGCGCAGTGTGTTGCTCAAACTCTCCACCGTGTTGCCGATGCTCGACACGCCGCCCCACGCGCTGCGTACCATACTAATGGAGCTGACGGCCTTCTTTTGCCAGCTCTTGTAAGTATTTGCCAGCTCTATCAAGTCGCGGCGCTGTTCGGGAGAAACGGGGCTTGTGGTGTCGGCCAATCGCTTTTGTATGGCTTCGATGCGGCTTTGGAATTCCTCGATGCCGATGGCTTCGATACGGATTTTCATTTCGCGTTCTCCGAGTTGGCCGATTTCTTTTGCTTCTCGGAGCTTGCCCTGCCATTCCGCGCCGTCTTTCATCAGCTCCAATTTGCGCTGGTAGGCGGCTATCGTCTTCTGCGTGTTGTAGAACTCGTCGCCGCTTTGTTTCTCCGAGGCGGTGTTGAGTTTCTCGATGGCGGCCGTTAGCTCCTTCACGGTGTGAAGCTCCTCGAGGCGGCCGATGTTGTACTTTTCGGTGGTGGCATCGTCTTTGGCAGCGCGGCGGGCGCGGGCATATTCTCGCAGCTTGTCGAAATAGGCAGCTTCTTCGGTCGAAAAGTTGGCGGCGGTGATGGTCGAGCGGTTGAACCGCAAACCCTTGTCGCGCTCTTTGCGGTGGGTGGCGTTCCACACCGCCTCTGCTTGGTCGCGTTTGGCTTCGAGGAGGGCGACCGTTTGCTCGTCGATTTGGTCGAGTTCTTTTTGGAGGTCGAGCGCATTTTGTGCACGCTCCTTTTCTGCGCCTTCTTTCTGCGCGTCGATATCGGCTTGAGCCAAGACCGCTTTACGTTCGCGCGCGGCCTTGATTTCGTCGGCCTGCGCTTTGTCCTGCGCCTGCGTCAATGCGTGAGCGTCGAGCGCTTCGTTTTTCTGCCGATTTTCTTCTTCTTTCTTGGGGTCGACCTTGTGTCCTCCCTTGCCCCCGCCGCTCTTTCCGCCGCCGTGCGAACTTGCTGAATAGAACTCTAGTTGCTTGTCGTATCCCGCAATCTGTTTGCGAAGCACCGCGGCCGCTTTTCGGTCGGCCGCCTTAGAAGTGTCGAGACGCTCCAACCTTTCCTGCGCGTTTTTCTTCAGATTATCCCAGTAGGTCTTATTTTTCACCGGGGCGCCATTAGCTCCTGCCTTCCCCGTGCTTTTGTCAGCTGAGAGAACCGCGTTGGCATCGGCTTGAACTTGAGCGTCCCTTTGGTCTAGTTTTTTCATTCCCGCAGCGTAAACCCTCAGAGGATTATATACCTGCGTCGTTGACGGCCCGCCCGGTTGTGGTATTGTTTGCAACTCGTCGAATTGTTTTATATACCGCTCACTCAGGTTGCCGTCACGAATAGCCTTCAGCGTCTTTTGAACCATGTGATCCAAAAACGCACCATGGAATTTTTTTGACAACACCCCACGTATATTCGAAACAAGTTCTCCCCTTTCTTCTGCTGTCTCCCCCATCTTCTTATCGACGTAGGCTTCCATGGCGCGCGCACGCGCTGCCGCAACAACCTTTTCGCGGAGGAGTTCGTAGGCGTCTGAGAGATTTTTGATTTTCCCGTGTTCGGCTTCGATTTGGCGAATGTACTCCCCATATTGTTCCATGATGGAGTTTTTCGCCCGTGCATAAGCCGCCGTGCCTTGCTTTGCCTTGTTCAGTGCGTCGAAAAGAGATTTTAATTTGTTTTCCTCTTTCGAAGCGGCGGCGGCCGCAACGCCGAAAGCCTCGTTTGTTTCCGCTTGTCGGCGCGCGGCTTCGTTGTTGGCAGAGGAGAACTTGTAAAGCGCATAGGCAAGCGCTGCGACGGCCGCTATAGCCACCACCCAAACATTGGCAGCCATGAGCGCGTATAGCTTTTTTGCAGCGCTGACGGCGGCCAACTTGGCCGCAGTGAGTACGCGCATCGCGGTGCTCGTCGTCCCCGCCGCCCCGGCTTCGGCATAGAGTGCCAAAATGGAGGCCTTTGTCGTGGCGAGGAAATTAGCCAAAGACACCCCCACACCGGCAACCACGGTTTTGAGCTGTCCAAAAGAGGCCGTTATGACAGAAACTTGTGAAGCCGCAGCGAGATAGGGCCCGAAGCCGACCAGCGCCTCGCCGATTTTCGCCTTAATGCCGCCGATGGTCATCTGCAGCTGCTTCATTTGACCGGTGGGGGTGGCGGCAAGTTTCTTGTTCATCTCGCCCACGTTGTTCGTGATGATACGAGCCAAGAGGGCAGCACGCTCGCTTTCGGTGCCGTGCTTGAGCATCTTTTCTTCGGCTGCGGAGAACGTGATGCCGACACGACGCAGCGCTGTGGCTTGTCCCTGCAGCGCCTTGCCGAAGAGATTACCTACAGCCACCGCGTCCTCCTGCGTGGCGTTGACGCCTTTTTGCTGTGCGAGGAGGTTGTTCATCGCCGGCACGAGGGTGCGGAGTGTCGACGCCTGCGTGGCGAACGTTCCGATTTGCTGCGCGCCCGCCACCTGCACCGAACCACTCACAACGCCGAGCTCCTTCTGCGCCGAAATCACGTCTTTCACGCCCTTCACATCTTCGGCAGTCGCGTTCATGCGCTGCTCCATGATGGTTTTTAGTTTCGCGTTGGCCACGGCGGCCGCCTCGAAAGCCTGCGTATAACTCGAAAAGACGCCTTGCAATGAGCCGACTGCGCTCTTGAGTGTTTGGAAGAGCGAAGCCGTGGCGGCGGCATTGACGAGCGAGGGTTTGAGCTTCGTCGATTCCTCGAGCGCCTTCTTCATGGCTTCCTGCAAACCTTCGGTGCTCTTGATGATCGCGTCAATCGGTTTGCCGTCTGCTTGGAGTACAATTTGTATATCAGCCTTGGCCATCTGTTGGGGAGTTTTTGCGGTTGATTTTTCTAACGAGTTCACGCGCATATTTTTTGCGCGCTTCCAACTCTTCGGGAGTTTCGCGGTGCGGTTGGGTTTCGCGGTGCTCGTCCCATGGCAGCGCAAAGAGTTTTTCAGGAGTCAGGGTCTTGCTGACGTGTGGTTGTATGAGTAGCGTGGTTTGCAGCCTCATCCTTTCCCACTCATCGCGCGAACGGCCTTCTTTTGCCTCTGTGTGCGCCTTCATACACGCCATAAATTCGTCGGGCGTGAGGCGCACGAAATCGTCTAACTTCATGCCCATCACGCCCAACGCGTAGCCCATTAGCTCCGAAAAGGCTAATGCTTTTTTTTTGCAGCGCCGGCGCTGTCTGTTTTGTCGGTGCTGTTCGTGCTTTCGATGGCTTCCGACCATGCTTGCACGTCTTCTGCGTCGAGGTGGTCGGCGAATGTCAGCAAGTCCATGCCGAACTCGATGCCGTCGGCGCTGCAGGCAGAAACGACGCAACACCACAAATAGGTGATCTGATCGGTGAACGTGAGCGCCTCCGACAACTCTTTGCCGGTTTCGCGCGTGAAGCGCAGCATCGCTCCCATCGACGCGCGAGTGGGATAGGCTTTGCCGTCGATGGTAATCTTCGGGAATTTCTTTGCTACCATAGTTTATTAAGGGTGTTTTGTGTCGTCGAGTGTGGTCGGCGCGCCGTTGTTGATGAACGACACGGACGACTTCACGTCTTGGTCGGCCTCGGTGGTTTCGTTCATCGACTCAATAATGAACGACCCCGCCAAAAGAATGTCCTCGGAGCCGCGCGCCATTATTTTCAAATCGGCTGCACCCCCCGTCTTCCAAACCGCCAAAAATTCCTTGTGGGAGGCTTCAGTTTCTCCGACATAGATAAACTGCTCGGTCTTGATGGAAATGGATTGTCCTGTTACGGTTGTTTCTTTGAACTTGCCAGAACCCGGAGGAGCCGACGCAATGGGTTTCACGGCGCGGGTCTTCGTTTCGCTCTTGTAGTCGACAGAATACGAGCCGCAGTGCCCTACGGCCTTGCCTCCGACAAAGAGGAGGAGGTCGTTACCGTTGAGATAGCCTTGAGGTAGTGCCATGTGCGTTTAGTTTAGATAGGTGTGTGTAGTTTAGATAGGTGTGTGTTGTGTGTTGGTTAACGGGGGCGAACGGTGAACGTGAGGAGCTGCACATGCGCATCGGCGTCCCACATTTCCTCCGCTGAAGTCATGCGACAAGAACGCAGCAGGTTGTCGCTCGTTCCGTCGAGTGTAGCGCGAACCGCCTCGGCCAATTCCACCGCGCCGGCGTAGGACGCCGCGTAGCAGGCGACCTCAAACGTCAACGTGTCGGCAGAGCCGTGCGAGTTGGGAGCAGGTTCTAAATCTGAGCGGCGATACACGACGTAGGGGAGCTGCGCCGAGTCGGAAACAACGGGGAACACGAGCCGCGTGATGGCTTGCACGTCTTCGTTCTCCGAAAGGAGTTTGCGAACCGCGAGCCCAGCACTGAGAGAAGTCTGTTTTGCCATTGATCAAAAATTATTTGTAGTGACGAGCCGCGATGCGCGCCGTCCACTCGAAGACTTTCGCGCTGAAAATCTCTTGTGCTTCGGGAATGCTCGTGCGTGCGTTGGCAATGAAGTCGTATCGCCTCAGCGCGCCGGTGGAGTGCGGCTTGCGTTTTCCGGTTCCGCCGCGTCCGGTTTGGCGCTTCTCTGTTCCGCTGTTGAACCAATAGGCCAACGGCTTGAGTTCTCCGCGGCGATTGGTGTGCATGAAACGTCGAAATCTTGGGTTTGCGCTCACGCAGACCTTGAACCCGACGCGCTCTTTGAAAACATTGCAACGAACATTCGTGCGCAGTCTGTCGGCTTTGTCGACTTTCGTCTTCATCATCTCCCGCCGCGCGGCGCGAAGCACAACGGCGCCGGTGGCACGCGCTGCGCCGATGAGCGCCTTTTTGCGTTCTCGTTCGGAAAGCATGTGCCAAAGGGCGCGCAGGCCGTCGGTGTTCATTGTAGCTTCCATGTCGTTATTCGTTTACTCGTTCACAAATCAGCGTAACAAAACCGCGCGCCTTGTTGGGGATGATCGCCGTAACGGTGTAGAGCAAGCCATGCAGTTCGCGCACTCGCCAATTCTCGCCCACCTCGTGCCCATCGCGCACGTTGTATTCGGTGGAATGGTCGGGGAAATGCTCGCCCACCTCGTTGTGAAGGCGTGCGGTGTGGCGCACTTGCTCGGCATAGGCCACGCGGGTCGGCTCGTAGTGTACACTCTCTGCGCCGTAACCGTCGACGGTGCGCACCGGTCGCAGGAGTTCGAGCCGCGTTCTCATTCTTCCGGCTTGCATAGGCGTTTAAATGGTTTGACACAAGCTTCGAACGTCTCCGGCACGCTGTGCATTTGCACGGCGGCCACCCCTTCTCGTTGGTTGTACAAACTATTCCGCGGCGCGCACTTCCTTTTGTACTCGGGCTTTGGCGGGGGCTTTGAGCGAACGAGTAACACAAGGGGTAACACGAACGCGCGCGGGGCGGTGCGTTTCGGGCGTGTGGTGTGGCGGTGCATATACTGAAAACGTAAGGGCGGGCGGGCTGCTGTTTTGTCCCCCCGGGTCCCCCCGGGGGGGGG